CATAGAATGAAAGAATTTCAAAGTTTTTATAAAACAGTCGGAGGTAATGAGGGCAGTAAATGTAATTACCCAACAAGGTTAGATACATATGGTTGTGGTTGTCAACACGACTGCAAATATTGTTATGCTAAAAGTCTTTTAGATTTTAGAGGATTATGGAATGCAGAACAACCTAGTGTGGCGGATCTAACCAAACTAAAAAAGCAAATAGATAAATTGCCAAAAGGAACTATATTGAGATTAGGCGGAATGACAGATTGTTTTCAACCTTTAGAATTAAGATATAGAAACACATATAAAATTATTAAATACTTAAACCAAAAGAGAATAGGTTATTTAATAGTTACTAAAAGTCACTTAGTAGCTAATGATGAATATATAAAAATATATGACAAAGAACTAGCTCATTTTCAAGTAACAGTTACAACTACTGATGATAAGCAATCATTAGAATATGAAAAGGCAAGTATACCAACAAAAAGAATAGCAGCAATAGAAAAATTACAAGGGCTAGGTTTTGACGTTCAGTTAAGGCTAAGTCCTTTTATTTATGAATATATAGATTTTGACATACTAAACAATGTTAAATGTGACAAAATACTAGTTGAATTTTTAAGAGTGAACCATTGGATTAAAAAATGGTTTGATATTGATTATAAGAAATTCACACATAAAGAAAATGGTTACAATCATTTACCACTAACAATAAAAAAAGAAATGATTAAAAACATAACTGGATTTAAAGAAATAACAGTATGCGAAGATTGTTCTAGTCACTACGACTATTGGAGAAATTACGTAAACAACAACAGAGAAGATTGTTGTAATTTGAGGAGGTTAACATATGAAAAGAAAATGGACCAATGAAACAGCAAAAAAATATATGGATAAAGTTGAAAAAGGAAAAGAACCTATGCGGACTAAAATATTTAAGTGCAAAAGACTTTTTAAAAAATCATAAGATATTAAGCAAGTATTCGATTATAGGTATATAGGGGGCAAACAATGAAAATAGAAAAAATTAATATTGAAGACATAAAGACATATGAAAACAATGCAAAGTTACACCCAGCAGAACAAATTGAACAAATTAAAAATTCTATTTTAGAGTTCGGCAATAACGATCCAATCGCTATTGATGAAAACAATATGATTATAGAAGGACATGGTAGATACATTGCATTACAAGAGCTAGGATTAACAGAAGTAGAAGTAATCAGATTAAATCATTTATCAGAAGAACAAAAGAAAGCATATATGTTAGTACACAATAAACTAACAATGAATAGTGATTTTGATATTGAATTATTAAGTGAAGAGTTGAGCAATATTTTAGATATTGATATGGGCGATTTTGGATTTGAAGTATTAGAAGATATTGATTTAGATAAATTCTTTGAAGAACATGAACAAAAAGAATCAAAACCAGAAGAACCAAAAGAAATACAATGCCCTCACTGTAAAATGTGGTTTAAAGAAGAATGAAAGTATTTATAGCAGGCACAGAAGATAGAGCAATCCAACTAGCAAAGGAAGATGAAAAACAATGCGGTTTTATTTGGCAGGAACAATCCCATTCAGAAAAGAGTGGTGTTGGTAGCAGCACATTTAAAGAAGCTAATATACTTCAATCTTTTTATTATTGTAATGAATTTACTGAAAAAGGTATAATTCCAAACTGTAAAAGTTTCATGTTAGACAGTGGAGCATTTACTTTTATGAATAATTGTAAGAAAAACATAAATTGGTATGAATACATAGATAAGTATGTAGATTTTATAAATAGAAATAAAATAGATTTATTCTTTGAATTAGATATAGACGTAATAGTTGGTTATGAAGAAGTAAAGAAAATGAGGAAATATATTGAAAGAAAAACCAATAAAAAATGTATTCCAGTATGGCACAAGTCAAGAGGTTTAGAAGAGTATAAGAAATTATGTAAAGAATATAGTTACATTGCCATTGGTGGAATAGTAACAAAAGAAATAAAAAGTACTGAATACAAATATTTCTCACAGCTAATAAAAATAGCACATGAAAACAAATGTAAGGTACATGGGTTAGGGTTTACAAAACTAAAAGAATTAGAAAAATACAAGTTTGACAGTGTAGATAGTAGTAGCTGGGTATGTGGTAACAGATTCGGATTTGTTTATTTATTTGATGGAAAAACACTATTAAAACAAACAAAGAACACAGGCCAGCGACTAAAAGACGGTAAAGAAGTAGCGTTACATAATTTCAAAGAATGGGTTAAGTTCTCAAAATACGCAGAACATAAATTATAAAAGTAGTATGCAAAAAACCTACTATAAAAAACTAAAGGAGATAAAAGATGAAAAAGAAAGTAAGTGTTTTACAGTTAGTATTAACAGTTTTATTCGTAGTTAGTTTATTAATTAGCAATGTAATTACAGGAAAACAAGTACAATTACCATTTAACATAGTAATGACAGGAGCAGTTTTTATTTTCCCTGTTACATATATTTTAAGTGATGTATTTAGCGAAGTATATGGGTATAAATGGAGTAGATTTACACGTTATCTAGGGTTTGTATTTAATTTGTTTATGGTATTAATTTTTACATTAGTTATTAACACACCATACCCAGATTATTGGGTAAATCAAGAAGCGTTTCAAACAGTTTTAGGGAATACACCTAAAATACTATTTGCTTCTTTGTTAGCTTATTTAATTGGTGATCTAATTAACGATAAAGTATTTAAAAAACTAAAAGAAAAATATAAAGATACTCATAAAGGGTTTAGTACAAGGGCAATTATTTCTAGTTTATGTGGGGAAGTAGTAGATAGTGCTATATTCTTACCTATTGCATTTATTGGGACAATGCCAGCTAAAACATTATTGATTATGGCAATTACTCAAGTAAGTATAAAAGTATTATATGAAATTATGATTTTACCAGTTACAAACATTATTGTTAAAAAAGTATCTAAGTATGAAAAAGAGGTTATTTAATGAATTATGAAATATTAGGAACAATAGCTTCTGTTTTAGTTTTAATATCCTTTTTAATGAAAGGCGAAAAAAAGATAAGGTTAGTAAATATATTTGGTGCAAGTTGTTTTGTTATATATGGAATACTAATTAATGCTTTTAGTGTATGGTTTTTAAACGGAACATTACTATTGATACATATATATAAATTAAAGAGAGGTGATAACAATGGCTAACAATACAGATAATTTAATACCTTTTAATGAATTAACAGAGGAAGAACAGAGGGCATTAGCAAGCAAAGGTGGAAAAGCTAGTGTAGAAGCTAGAAGAAGAAAAAGAGATATGAAGAAAACATTAGAAATGTTAGCTACATTACCTTTTAATTTAACAGACAAAAATGGAAATGGTATTAAAAAGCAATTAGCAGCATTAGGTATTAATGAAGAAGACATAGATTACGAAATGGCTATGAACTATTCAATATTCTTAACAGCAATTAAGGGTGGAAAAAATCAAGTATCTGCTGCTACATTTATTCGAGATACATTAGGAGAAAAACCAAAAGAAGTTGTTGAAGTATCAAAAACTACAGACGAAACAATAAAAGAAGTAGAAAACTATTTGAGTAGTAAAAAAGAAGTTGGTAACAATGAATGACGGAGCAAAAAAATATTTAGATCTAATATATGAAGAACCGTATAAAATTGGGCAATGGTTAGGATTTAAAGACTTAACACCATTACACAATGAATGGTTAAAAGACATGATATTCGGAGAAGAAGACGAAACAATATTGGCACACAGAGGAAGTTTTAAAACAACCTGTGTAAGTTTAGGATTTGCTTTAAAGATACTAGTAAAACCAAATAGAAATACAATGTTCTTTAGAAAAACAGATGAAGATACAAAAGAGGTATTGAAACAAACAGCAAAGATACTTAAAACACCTTTAATACAACATATAACAAATAAGATATATGGAAAAGATTTAGTATTAGTAGAAGAAAGTGCATACTCAATAACAACTAATTTAATGACAACAAATAGAGGTGCTAGTCAATTACTAGGTTTAGGTATTAAAACAAGTATTACAGGAAAACACGCGGACGATGTTTTTACAGATGATATTGTAAACGTTAAGGATAGAATTAGTAAACCAGAAA